CGACCACAGTCGTGCTGCCGTCAGCGCCAAAGACGACGTTGCCGCTTTGAGCCATGAGCACGAAACCGACGTTGGCCTTATCCTCGCCAACGGTGGTGCCGGTGGTTGCTTTGATCGTTCCGGCCTTGATGGGCCCGGAGAAGGTCGTGGTAGCCATTGGGAATCTCCTGTCGTGGCTAGTGTCAGGCTCGGGCGAGCCTGTCAGGGATCAGGCCCATTTATACCCTTCTTCCGGGCAAATAAAAAGGGCGCCCCGGAGGACGCCCTTTCGATACGGCGGAAGGTGCTTACGCGCCTTCGGAGCCGTAGATGCCACGCCAGTCGCTAAATCCGAATGAATAGCGTTCACGGGCCTTGTAGCGGAGGTTCCCGGTGGAGAAGTCCGGCTCCATGGAGGTTTCCATGTTGGTGCGCTGGAACATCTTCAGGCCTTCGCCCATCTCCGTCACCGTGGTGAGGAGGAAGAAGGCATCCGGATCCGTCAGGTAGTGGTTCACGGTGTAGCCACCGGGAAGCACGCCCGTGTTGCGGATCGCGTTGATGTCGTTGTCAGCCGTGCCGACCCGGAGCGTGGACTCCAGGATCCGGTCTGCAACGAACACCAGCTGCGGGGGAACCACAAGCTTGGTTGCCTGCACCGAGATAGTCAGACCGCGATCGTCCGTGAAGGTGCTGATGTCGATCAGCGCGTCTTCAAGGGACGTCTCGTTGAGGTCAGCCATCGTGGTTGCACGGTTAGCCGCGGTGCCACCACCGGCCAGCGGGTGGTCGGTAGCGATCAGTGCCTTACCGTCGCCGCCAGCGAAGCTGGAGGAGAAGGCGTTGTTGAGCACGTCAGCACCCTTGACTTCCTTGGTGTTAGCCATGGAACGAGCCAAGGCCTTGACGTAGCGCTTACCGAGGGAGTCGTAGAGGTTGTCCTCGACGGCCTCTTCGGTGAGGCTGAATGCCAGGGCGATGGTGTCGTGGGTGTAACGAGCCGTGTAGCTCTCGGAGGCGTTGTCGAATTGGACGCCCTGGCCTTCGGTTTTAACCGGCGCGGAGCCGAAACCAGTGACCAGCACTTCTTCTTCAAACGCACGCTGCGAATCTTCAATGGCGAAGATCTGCTCATACTCGCGAGAGTAGGTGTCGTAGCTCATGCCAAAGAGGCTGTTGAGACCGGGCTCAAGCTCCTTGGCGAGCTGGGCGCGTGAGATAGCCATTATTCAGCCTCCTTATGCTAAGCCGGCGGACTTCACGCCCATGATGTGGTTTTGAATAACCACAAGCACGTTCGTGTTGGCCGAGGCCACGTCGTCGTTGTCGGGATCCTGGGAGATGTCGATTGCCTTGAGGGGCAGGGTCGTGGTCGTAGCACCCGTGGTGACATCGAGCTCCAGGTTGGAGCGACCGCTCTTCACGTCGCCCGTGGTGGCGTTATCGACGATGTCGAAGTTGCCAAACAGGTCAGCGACGGGGAAAGCAGCATCGGCTTGCACCTCAAACACCACGCTCGGATCGTCGATGACGAAGGCGATGATGTCGGAAGCGGCAACGCCGCCAGGGTAGTAGTTCTTGAACACCTGCTCACCAGTCGTCGGATCCGTGTACTGGCAGCCGTTAAATACGCCTACCACGGGAACCGTGCTGGATGCAGCAGCACGCTCAATGCCACCGCCGGTCACTTGCTTGACCAGGTCGCCCTGGAAGATAGCACCAGCGAGGCTGCTTGCGATGCGGTAACGGGATTGACCCCCAGAATAAGGGGCACCACCCATCATCCGGCTGGGACGCAAACCAAAAGCAGCGTCTTTATTTGCCATTTGAATGGCCTCCTAATATCAGCGTCGTCCAAAGGTTACTTGGGTATCGCGCTGGGGGTCGTATTTGACGTAGCGGCTGTCGCCCCGGAGCTCGCTGAACATGTTGTTGTCCAACGCCTCCCGAGCTTGGCGCGTCTTGTCCTGATAGTAGGCACGACGCTCCTGGACCGTCTCCGTCGGCAACTTAGCCAGCAGCAGACCCTCCGTACTTACCACGCCCTCATGGCGGCCGCTGTCCATGGTGGGGTAGGAATCGCGCCACTCGGGCGGGAGGTCGGTGCCACGCACCAGTTCCCAGCCCTCGCGCACTCGACGGGACACGTTGGCCCTGTCTTCCTGCCCCAGCATGCTCTCCCGAATCCAACGGTATTCGTACCCCGGAGGGGCGGGAGGAGTTTCCAGCTTACGCACTGGGCGCCAAGGTTGTCTGCGAGCTTGTTTAGCGTGAGTCTCGGATTCACGGCTTGCGCGGTTGGTGGTCGTATTACTCATCTCAGCGTACCTCTCGTTGTGCGATCTTCTGCTTTTCCTTAGCCACTCGCTGGAGCCACTGCTCCTCGCTCATGTTGTGCGGCTTCAGACCGCGGAGACGTTCGATCTCAGACTTCGTAAACGTCACACCACGCTTGGTCTGTGATTTTTGCCGACCTCCTACAGAGGCGGAAGCGACTCTTTGCACAGAGGGTCGACTTTCCTGTTTCCCGGCAGCTTGGCCGCTGTTATCAGCAGCCTTGAGCGAAGGATACGCCCGATAAACACGATTGTTCAACTCCGCATAATAGTCCTCGGAGTCGGCCTCGTAGCCTTCGTTCAGAAGGTTGAAGTGAGTGAAGTACGCCAGCTGCGTAGCCGCGGAGTGCTCGGGATCCTCTTGGTTCCCGTACCAGGGGTTCTGCTGGTGCCAGGACAGGGCCTGGTCGGTCGGCTTGACCTCCTGGGGCGCCTGTTTCTGGGGCTCCTGGTACTGCTGGTATTGCTCCTGGGGAACCTGCTGCGCCTGCGCTTGCTGGGCACCGGCATAGCGAGCCTTGGCCGCGTTCAGCTTTTCCTTCTGAATCGCGAGCTCGGTCTTCAGCGTGTCGGCCTTGGACATAAGCTCGGCGTCGCCGCTAGAGACGGCTTTGCGGTAGATCTCATCGACCTGGTCCGACTTGGCCTTCAGCGACTCCTCTTCCTTCTGGAGCATGCTCTGCTGGTAATGGACCGTCTGCTGAAGGTACTGCTGGAGCTCTTGCTCCTTTTGCATCGCCACGCGCTCTAGGTTGGCAGCGCGCTCTTCGGCCTCGCGGCTCTTCTGGTTCAGCTTGTTGATCCGGCGAGAGACCTGCTTCGTGTAGCGCTCAAGCTCGTCCTCGTTGGACGCTTGGGCTTGCTGCTCACCCTCGGGCAGGTCTTCAGTGATCTCGATGTCGACCTGATCTTCTTCGGCTTGTTTCGCTGCGTTCTCAATCATCGGAAGCTCACTATGTCGTCTGGGTTGAGGATCGTGCCAATGACCTCGTCGTCATTGATGATGCGGACCTCGGCGCCGTCTTCAAGCTTGAAGCGGGCCCCCGAGTAGCGGCCGATCAGCACCCAGTCCCGCTCCTTGCACCACGGCTTGTGGCCGAACTTGGAGGTCTCTGCGTAGCACAGCGGCCCCATCTTCACCACATACGCGACGACGGTAGCGAGACCCTCTCGGTCGAGGGTCTCCTGGGTCAGGTGGATCCCACCCTTGGTCGTGCCCTTCCCCGCATAAGGAAGCACAAGCATGCGCCACCCGGACGGGCTGGGCATGCGCTCAAGCGCGCTCTTCTCCAACAGGGTTGGATCGAGCACGCGCTCCTCGGTGCTTACATAAGCACCCTCTACACTTGGTTTGCTCACCGCGCCTCCTTCTTGAGGTAGTCCCGAATGGTCTCCTCGACAAAGTCTAGCGCACGCAGCTCGCCTTGCACAAACTTGTACTGTTCCATATCTTTGAGCAAACCATTCATGAGCATCTCTTGAATCAGCGCCCGACGCTCACGAATGGTTCGATCGATCCTGGACTGAAGGTCTAGATCGTCCATCAAGTCCTGTCGTAGAAATAAAGACCCTTCGTGGCGGCGCCGGTGCCACGGGTCTTCATTCTTTTCGGTTTGACCTTAGCGGCGCCCATCACGGCACCACCGGCCTTCATTTCCTTGGCCTTGTCCATTGCCATGGCCACTGCTTGCTTCTGCGGACGACCCTCTTTACGAAGCATCCGGATGTTCTCCGAGATCGTCTCCTGACCACGTCCCTTTTTCATCGGCATTTTCAGCCTCCTTCTTGGGTGCCGCCTTCCGACGGCGCTTGGGTTTGATTGCAGGCTCTTCGATCAGGGCCTCCTGCTCAACGTCAGAAAGCACCACCGTGGGAGGCGCAGGCTCCTCCACGGTGGCCCGGCCAAGCTTGGCCGCAATCCTGGCCGCATTCGCGGCATCGCGATCGGCCTTGCGCTTTTCTTCGGCGGCGAACTCCAGAGCCTCCAGCTCGCGCATGACCTTCTTGCGCTTGCGGAGCTCTGCGATCGCTTCTAGGCGGTAGCTGGTGGTCATTGCTGTCTCCCAAATCTTTGAGCCAACTCCATAAGCTTGAGCTCTGCGTTCTGCCGCAGCCGGTCCTCGGCAACGCGAATCTTATCGTCAGCGATCTGCTGCTGGAGCGCCATGCGCTGATTCTGAATATCGGCCTCCAGGAGCTTCTCCTGGATCCGGCGCTGCTCCTCGGCCTGGAACTCGCTTTGATCCTGCTGGAGCTCTTCCGCGCGCAGCGCGAGTTCCTGCTGGCGGATCTGCACCAGGGGATCGTCAGCGCTGCCTTGGCCGATGGACTCCATGAGCTCGGCGGTCAGCTGGGCCAGGATCGGCGAGGCCAGCTGGTCGATGAGCATCTGGGC